TTATGCTTACAATAAAGATTACTATAAGAATAAAGAATATATAAAAGTTTCCAATAAACACCGTGAACCTAAAATTTATAAAGATTAATATAACTCGGCATTTAAAATGCGCACCGCTCTAAATAGTATATATTTGTAAATATTATAATTTATATACGGTATTGCACATATTGTAAAATACTAATGAACCAAAAATTTCAGTTAAACAGTGAAACGGAACGGTAGGATATTTATTTAGCATTTTTTTACAATTATATTTTTCATTTATAACTAATAAAAATACAATTAATGGTAATATTATTAAATTTTTATTTATGTTATAATACAATAACATAAATATTAAAATTTGTGTTCCAATATATAAAATTGTTTGATTTTTATATAAAAAATAAAAATCAAATATACTAATTATACATAAACTTAGTATTAATTCTTTTGATAATTTATTATATAATAAATAAAATAATGCTAAATTTGATATAACAGCTAATGTATGTGTAATTATCGCTTGTAATTTACCTTCTATATGTACCGAGTGTGAAAAAGTGTGGAATACCTCAAACAATAATATACTAAATAAAAATACTTGTACTTTTTTATTTTTTGATTTAATTAAATAATATATTATTATACAACAACTAAGTAAATTAATAAATACCGAGTATGGTTGTGCTATAATTTCTTGTTTTTTTTCACATGTATCAAAAGGAAATATATAATCCATTAAATTATATGATAAAAAATAATAAAAAGATAATAATATAAAGATAATATTATATATATTTATAATAATAATGTCGCCTTGTGATAAAAAAAAAAAAAAAATAAAGAATGACAGTAAAATTATTAAAGAGTCGCAAACACTTGATAAAAAGCATAAAGAAATAATAAAAATTTTTGAAAATGAAAAAGAAAATACAAGTGATTTTTTAATTCAGATTGAAAATATTAATGATACGATAAATAAAATGGATCAATATCGTGATAAATTTTCAATGGATGATTTAAATATACGTGCTGAATTAATAAAAAAAAGAGATGATTTAACTGAAAAAATAAATGATATTAAATATAATGAAATGGATTATTATGATAAAACTGGAGATTTAATAGTTCAATATTATGAAAAAAAAAATGGATCAGAATCTAATGATCGAGTAAAAAAATCAATTAATATTATGGATTTTTTTACTGGAAAAAAACAAGAATCAACATCTAATATTACTAATATTTTTGAACAATATTGGAAAAGAATAGAAGGTGTGCGAATTAATTGTGATGATGGTACTAAACGAATTAAATATTGTTTAGAATGTAATGTTGAAAAAATATTAGATTATGGTGTTTCGGCTTATGTTTGTCAGTGTTGTGGTGATTTAGAAGAAATAATTTTAGATGAAGATCGTAAAATTAAAAATTATTCACCTTACCGTAAAATTAATCATTTTAGAGAATGGTTAAATCAATTTCAAGCCAAAGAATCTCCTGAAATTGATGAAGATGTATATAAAAATATTATTATTGAATTAAATAAGAATAGAATAACTGATTATTCTGAATTAAAAAAGAAAAAGATGAAAACTATTTTAAAAAAATTAGGTTATAATTCATATTATGAACATATTCATTATATTATTAATAAATTAAGTAATTTACCACCTCCAAAAATTACTAGAGATATGGAAAAAATATTTATCAAGATGTTTATTTTAATAGAAGAACCGTGGGAATTATATAAAAAACCAGATCGTAAAAATTTTATGTCATATTCTTACGTATTATATAAATTTTGTGAATTATTAGAATTAGATCATTTATTAGATTGTTTTACATTACATCAAGATCCGAATATTCTTGCTGCAAATGATGAAATATGGGAAAAAATATGCAAATATTTGAATTGGCAATTTATATGCTCCTTTAAATAAAAAAATTGAAATTTTTAATTTTTATAATTTTATCTAAAATATATATAGACTTGTCAATTATTTAGACTAAAATGGCAAATCAAACAACCACCTATTCATTGAGTCCTTATACAGGACCAGAAGCAGATATATCTGGTAATTATGTATTAATCAATCCAGATACTATAGATACTAGTAAAAATATAATCTCTAATAAAGGCAGTTATGAACTGGTAAAATTAAATAAATCAGCTAAATCACTTGAAAAATTATGTCCGAATGAAACACCTACCGAGACATCAGATAGTGATTCGGAATTAGATGATTATGTATTTATTGATATTAGTGATACTTGTCCTTCTCAACTTAGGCTTTAATAAGATTTATTTTTTTTATCTAATTATTTTATAATGAGTCATTTATTGTATAATATGTCAGTTTTATTTTTGTTATTTGGTATTGTTTTATTTACATATTATTTTTCAAAAGCTATAAATAAAAAAGAATTACCATGTAATTGCGATAATCCTGAAACAAATGAGATTGAAAATGCATATAATGTAAAACCAAGTGAAATATTTAATAAAATGTTTACTAAACCAAGTGTATGGCAAGGTTATGATGCTGCTAATGTTTTACGTACAGATGTTGATGTTATAAATATTTAATTTAATAATTTTATAAAATCAATAATATATTTAAAGATATGTAGATTATAATTAATATATGGAAAAAGTAGATTATCTATATGAAGATAAAATAAATCCGCCAAAACAAAAATGGTATTGTGTTTCTTTTTTTAGTAAAAATTATGTCAAGAAAGCAATTGATAATAATAATGAAACTGCTAAAGAAATCAAGAAAGATAACCTCGTTCGTGACGAAGATTATACAACAGATGATAATGTTTTAGCTCTTAAAATTAGAGGTGGTTTTGAAACATATGAACAAGCATGTAATCATGCATCAGCACTAAGAAACATTGATCAACATCATCATATTTATATTTTTGAGGCTGGTAAGTGGTGTGCTTTTAAGATTAAAGATAATGATGATTATATCGAACAAACAGAACATGCAAATGAAGAACTGAATGATATGATGAAAAAATATAATGAAAATCAAGATAAAGCTAAAATTTATCATGAATTCAGAAAAAATTTGATGGTAAAAGATGGTTTGAATGAAAATATTGACAGTAAAATTGTCAGTTTAGATGAAACAACAAAAATGATAGAATCTACTGAAGATGAAACTGAAAAAAATAATTTACAAAGTAAAAAAGAATCATTGGATGATCAGATTAATAAATTACAAGAAAAGAAAAATGAAATTGATAGACTGTGTAAAGCATATGAAGAAAAATTAAAGTTAGGTAAGTTCAAGTAAATTATTTATGCTTAATATTATGATCTATATTATGACCAGCATTATGACCATTATATTTATAATGTCTTGCTGGACTAATATAACCAGCATGACCTAATTGTCCATTAATATTATTTCTCATATGATAATGTGAATGACTATTTGGATGCGCTACAAGATTATATCCATTATCACCATATCCATAAAATCCATTACGTTCATAAAATGGTATTAAATCATAATTATTTATACCTAATATAATATTTAAATTTAAAGGTTCTACAAATTGTTTAGCAATATTTAAAATATTAGTTCCGATACCATATTTTCTATAATTTTCATCAACACACAAAGAATAAATAGCCATAGCGGATTCATAATAATTACTTATTTTTTTTAAAAAACAGAATCCGATAATTTTATTATTATATTTTGCTAGAACAAAATAGTCCATATAGTTATGAATGGAGGTATTAAAAGTTTTAATATGTAAGGAATTAATTTCATTAAAAATATTATCAAAAATATTTATATTATTTTCTACAATACTATATTCTACTTTATTTAGATCTATTTTTTGATCAGTTTGATCAAAGTTTTCAAATTTAACAATTATAAACAAAATTAAAAAAAAAATAATTATTAATAATATATTCATAATTATTTTTAGAAATTATTTAATTTTATCAACAATTAATTTAATATGATTTCTCTTGGTAGTATAATTATTTATATCAAATAATGGTACTTTATTATTCCAATTTTCATCATATAAATATTTATGATAATTAATAAATTTTTTATTACCAACGTGAAAATCTGGTGTTTTTTTTGCTTTATACCAAAATACTTTATCGGTTAAATCTTTGGTTGTCATTTTATTATTTATTACAAGTACACCATAATCTGATGTAATTTCATCAAATACTGTTTCAAATATATCAAAAGATGGAAATATACCAGCGTAATGATCATATAATCTTTTTCTATCAGATTTAATATCATTATTTAATAAAAAAACATAATCAAAATTAGTTCTAAATTCAGGTGGTATTCCCAATGGAAATTGCATTGTTAATATAAAAGATATATGATGATGTCGACCATTAAAAAATAATTCAGATATATTAGGATCTTTAACCCACGTACTTTTAGAACTCATACAATCATCCATAATTAACATTAATCGATCATCTTTTAATTTTTTATTTGCAGGTTTTCTTCTTTGATTATCTTCATTCATTAATTTTTGTCTTTCATAAATACTTGATAATATATTTGGATCATATTCGGAATAAATAAATGAGTCGCCTATAAAATCAGTGTAAAATCTATTTAATTTTTCGGTACGACTTATTACAACAACACCCGGTATATCTCTTTTATGATACATAATCTCTCTTGTTAAAAAACTTTTACCAGATCCTCTTTTTGCAATCATTGCGATTGTACAATGTTCTTCCATTTCGGATATATTAAATTTTTTAAATTGTAATTTTGCACCGCCAAATTTTATATGTTTAGTTGTCATTTATTATATATAGATAAAAATTGATTTTTGTATATATAAATTATTAATTTTATACTCATGAAAATTAATTATAAATTGATTACTTTAATAATTAAATTATTTGGATTAACTTTATTAACTGCGTTATTTTTATTATCTATTATATTTTTAATTATTTATTTAGATAAACTTATAAATATACTTTTCAATATCTGATGTTTTATCAAATTTTCTATAAAAATATGATTCTGTATTTTTTATATTATTTAGATCTTCTTGAGATACTTTAAATATTTTTTTTGGATTTTTTGCAATATCATTAAAATGTTCTTTTAATATTTTTATTTTATTACTATTATCTAATTTATTTTGTGTTTTATTTAATTCTGATAATTCTTGTTTTTCATACAGTTTTTTTATTTGATTTTTAATATCTTTTTTTTGTTTTTCGATATAATCCCAATCGTCAAATGTTATAGCAAAATCTTTAAAATTATCTATTGGCATTATAGATGATAAAAAAAATTCATCTCCAACGTGTATTTTAGTAAATAAATTTAAATATTTATTATTGTGTAATAATTGTTTAACATGATGTCTTGATAAACACATTCTGGCATAATGTTTTATCAAATTATTTTTTAATTTTTCTTTTATTTCTGATGTTAATCGTGCGTTCCAATCATAGTTATGGATAGGTAATAATTTAATTAAAGACATGTCCAAATCTTTCATTAAATCATCATATAACTTGTTAAATGGTTTTATTGGTATACAGCTTTCCGATATTGTTATAAATTTTACATTATCTTTATTCATTATTGCTGCTTTAAATAATTCTTTATATGCTTCTACAATAAATCCCCATTCAGTTTCTTTTAAATTTTTTATTATTTTATTTTTTTTCCATGTAACTTGATCTGGATATTTAGGATGAATATATATATTTATTTTATTTTCATTACCTTTAAAATAATAATTCCATATTTTAGGAAAATTAGGATTATCTAAAGTTAAAAATAAAAAAGCAATTTTATTAGTCATAATTTATATTATAAAAAATTAAAAATGTTTGTAATTTTAGATAATAAAGCTATAAAAAAATTATTTATAAATTCGTTATACATACTAATAAAAATTTATTGATTTTTTTTGCTAAATATCCTAAAAAATTTG